ATTGGCGCGCCTTTAACTGAGCTGCAAGGCGACGCTGCTCTTCAGCTTCCTGTCGAGCGACTCGCGCTTCTTGCTTCTCTTGAATTTCTTCCTGTTTAGATGTGTCGGGAGCTTTCGCTCCACCGCCGCCAAATAAACCACCCATCAGTATGTCCTCGCGTACATATAGTAGTCGTTTCCTTCCGGCCCATACTTCTGCATGACGCCCTCTCTCTTGAACTTCAAGAACTCAGCCCATCGGACTGCCGGCTCTCGGGTGACATCTACCACAATTTGAAGACGTCGTAAATTCAAGTGTGGTCCGATCTTATCAAACAATCTCCGAGAACCCCTACTCAAGAGTGTCCCATGGGTGATAGATACCTTGCCCGGTAACAGCCAAGCCTCCAACATTCCGTCCCATTTATACTCAAATCCATAAGAAAGAGCGGGTTTTCCATCATAAAATATGGTCCAAGCCATCTTTGACGACTCAATGAAATGGAGTCGCTCATCGAGATCAGGGAAGCAGCGCAGCACTCTGATGTCTGGATCATTCAACTGCAACCGGTCCAAGTGACTAGAACTAAACGGCAAGAATACCAGTCCACGCATATTGACCAGCTCTTGCATTTCCTGCGCTGTTACCATACTGAAAAGTCCACCTGTGCTTGATGCTGAGAGCCGGCTGCGCCATATCTGCCGCCGTAGCCTCTGGTCATGGCTCGATGCTCGCCGCCTCCGAGCAGCAAGTACCCGAATGCGTCCCCGACGTGCGAATGCTCATTCTTATTCGGCGCATCTCGGAATCGCTCGGTGCCTCCTCCGACTGCGACGCGCTTGAAGTGGTATCCGCCGGCCAGAGACTTGCGCAGCCGTTGACAATCCTTGTGGACCAGTAGCCCGGGACGCTTATCGATAAATCTGTTCATCGGCATAGCCCCAGCCTCTCGGCGCACCTGAAAGTCGTTCGATGCTGTTGGCCGAGCATTGAGACCAAGAGTTCTCAAGTGGTCAAACGCAGTCACCTCAAATATTTCATCACGCTTGCTACCAGCCGGGTCACCCCACACCAAGATATCGTTTTTGCTATAATTGACGTTTATCTCGTTCAGCAGGATCAGACCAAATCTCTCTAGCCCCATGTCGTCGGTCACGATCTCCTTGAGGATATTCCAGCGGCCCGATGTCATCCTTTGTCCAAAGACCGCAGCTGGTGTCAAACCAAAGTCGAGTCCGATGTGAACAGGGAGCGTCGGGTCGACTTGAATGTCTTCGGCCGACATCATTGAGTCATCGTACTCAGGCCAGACTGGTCTGCCCTCCTGAACGTAGACATACTGGCCGCCGGCATAGCAACGAATCCAGTCAAGGTTCTTGCCACCGAGCTGCTGGTCATAATAGCCGGGAGGCAAATTGTTGATGTTCTCCGCTTGCGGGTTGACCTTCCAGAACTTACTGGCAGCTGGAATTGACTCAGGGTCATCTTGACTGGTCTCAATGACGCCGCCCGGCTGCTTCCAGAAGTTCCACGCATACTTACCTCGGACCGGCTCCTTCTCGCTGAGTCGATACCACCAGTGGTCATCGTCCATTGGGTTGGTGTCCATCCAGATACCACGCCAAGGGCAGCCGCCGTTCGACTTTGTCGGGTATCGTCCGACTCGGTGTGTCAAGCCCTGCACAACAGCCAGTGGCATTTCCCGGGCCTCGTTGACCCAAGCACCAGTCAATTCTAGCGAGAGCAACTTCCGCACATCCTTTGGCTGGTCCAGCGCCATGAAGATCACTTCGCAGTCAATGCCATGGGCGTCGCCGCGAGCTGGCAGCTTCAGATGATGCGAGATTGGTGGTGACCAGCGCATCGGTCCCCAGACGTGTTCCGGGAATAATTCCAGCCACGTCTTGATTGTGGTGGTGCGTAGCTCTGGGTAGCTGTTCCGCACAATAACAAACCGAGAGTAACGAATGCCGTCCTTTGGGCTGGGCGGTTGCTTTACAGCGCGCAGCATGATCTCAGCGGCGCAGCCGTAAGACTTACCTGACCCAACCGGACCCATGAGGCCCCGGACAAACGAATCGTTGTGAAGAAAGTCCCATGTTGTCGGCGCGCCTGAGAAGTCTAGGTTAAGACCGCCGACTTGATCAGAATAGGTCTTGCTGGTCGTCCTCGCTCTTCTCGACTGGCTCGTCCTCTGGCTCTTGTCCTGATTCTGCCTTGCCATCTTCAATCACCTCATACGTTGTTGTTGTTGGGCCGGTCATGTTAATACCGATCACGCTGGGCCGACTGTCACTGTCTGCATTCGGCTCCATCAGTCCATGATGTTTTGCTAAGACCCGCAGCGCAGATAGTTTGTCATGCATCTCAACCTCAATCGAGTTGCCGTACTGATTGGGCGTGACCCTGACTTTCTTGATCGCCTTTTTAACGTGCAGCGGGATGTCGTCAGACTTCAGCAGCGCCATGGCTCCAGACTCTGTCCACTTCAGTACATCGGTGATGTTCGATGCAGCAATGGACGCAAGCTCTTGCTTGACAGCTTCTTTTTCCGAGTCGTTACCTTGGGCCAGAATCCTACGCGATCCGCGTACGCTCATCTTCTTTGTCATAACTTTCTCGCTATCTCAAACAGCGTCGCTTCTGCCTTGAGGTCTTCCTGATGCTCGATCTCTTCAATATCATCGATCATGTCTTGGATAAACCATTTCGCCTTGTTGAGATCATCCTTACCGCCTTTCTCCTTCCAGCGCCAGAGATACTTAATTGCTGATCCAGTTTCATACGCCTCAGCTCCTGAAAGATTCTGGACCGCTGCCTTGATTGCGTCGATGCACTCCATGCCGTCACGCTGGTAGTGAGATGGGTTAATTTTATCTTTCATGACAAATCTCCAAATAATTTTGCGGGACATCCCCCGCACAGGTATCGAGGCCCCCGGGGGCCAAGGGTGCCTTTTTGCTGGCGGATATGCACAGCCCTAGCCATTGTGCAGCGCACAAGATTTAACATAAATATGATTACGCGACAAACGCCCTCCCGTAAGCTGCTGATTTATAAGGGGTTATTGAATCTGTGGATAACTGTGCGCATTTATTGAACAGATTGATCATTTCTTGTACAGCCCCGCCCACTTCGCAACCTGATCCAAAGTAAGCGGCGGAGTGCGCCCAGCCTTCAACGCCTGACGTACAAATGCAGCAGTGTGATCGTTGACCTGATTGACCGTAACTCCTTGATCCCAAAGGGTTTTTGCTGCTTGATAGCTTGGTTCAGGCAGCCGATGGATGCCGCAGCTCCGCTCGACGGCGCTCCTAAACGCATTTGCTAGACACTGATATTCCGTTGAATCATTCCCCCAGACCCCCTGTCCTTTATGCGTGTCTCCATCATCGATAGTGACCTTGCCGTTGTCGATGTAGTAGTCAACCTCGGCCACCTTCGGGCGCGGCGCCCAAAACTCCTCTCGGCTCGGTAGTGGCTCGTTGCCTTCCCATAGAACTTGGTAGCGGTTTGTCTTCCTTCTGCCCTGCTGCACGATGTGACCCGGGTATGCTTTCGGGTCCAGCTTTCTAATGTAGCCAGCCTTGATCAACCGAGAGATGTGGCGAGAGATAGTCACTCTCGCTTTCCCGATGTGCAGCGCAAGAGTCAGAGTCGATGGCCAGCAGACACCAGCTCCGTTTGTGTGGAGTCCGATGGCAGCCAAGAGATGCAGCGACGTAGGATGCAGCGACTCATCCTGAACAGCGCGAGCAGGAATCACAGAGTACTTCCTGATCTTCGGCTTCTCTTTCGGGTAATCCTTCTTGGGTAAGTTAGAAAGGGATTTCATCGTTGATGTCTCCAGCATCATGGTTAAACGTCACGTTCTGCAACTTCGACGTAGGAAAGCTAGCTTTGATGCGCTTCAGGTCAGCCATCTTTTGTGCCTCCATGACTTCCATCACTTCAGCCACAGTAAAGACCACACAGTCTTTGCCCTTCATCTTGGCCGTCACCCGTTGCTGGTCAAATTCATCCGCAACCAAGAAGTATTCCATCTCCTTGCCTTTGTAATGCAAGTAGTAGAAGTCGTCCGGCTTATGCGACTCGCTGATCTCTGCGTCGATCATCGACAGCCCCTTGACCAGATTGTCAGCTAGCTTGACGTCCTTGGTCTCAAACCACTGTCGTCTCAATGTTTGATATTTCTCAGCCATACTTGGTGAACACAATCGCCTCCATGCATGGTGACCCCACTTCTTGTTCATTCGCTCTTCAGCTGCTAATAAGTTCTTTTCTACTTCCACTTCAAATCTCCTGTGACACTCTCCGTGACAGCGTGACAGTTCTATACTACTGTCACGTCACGTCACGCTTCGGTGTCATGTCACGCTCGGTGTCACAACTGTGACATCCGTGACACGCCATTTCTGAAACCCGCGTCATTCAAGGCTTTCACCACTGTCACGCTCTGTCACGCCTGTGACACCGCTGTTCGTCAGCGACTTGAACTCAAGACGCCGGCCGGTATCAAAACTCAGTACGATGTCACGCGCTAC